GTACAATGTACGGTCAATATAAACAATCCCTAAGAGAACTTTATAAAAGATTCAGGGGATTAAGAGAAATTACCTGTGATAGAGAAAAATTAGTAGTAGAGATTGAAGAACAAAAATTTATTAAAGAACATGACGCGGATCAGTTTAAAAAGAAATATGCTAATATTGAATTTAAAAGAAAAACCATGCGGATGGAAGAATCTGACAGAGTTTATAAAGACACAGAAAGAGAATTTAAAAGATTTTACCAGCAATCTATTTTTTTAAAAGAACAAATCGGAGACCTAACTGATGAGAAAAGAAAAATATTAGATAAGGATATGTGAATTTTTAAAATTAAAGAAATGTGTTGTATAGATTGAATTACAAAAGGTAGTTTAAGAAATAGTACTTTTGAATTTGTACATGCTTGTCCTAAAGATGTGAAAATTAAAATATTAGAAGAAATTAAAGATCAAAAAACTTTATTAGAATGGTATGAAAATAAAGAAGATTATATTATACCAGAAGACTTTAAACAAGTATCAATACCAGATTTTAATCCAAAAATTTTATTAATAGAATAATTATTATAAATATAAACAAAAGGAAAATAACATGGAATTAGAACAAAAATTAGACTTAGTACTAAATGAAAAATCAGCTTATGATAAGTTCTTTGAGAAAAAATTAAAAGAATATAAAATTAAATCACCATCCGAATTATCAAAAAAAGAAAAAATTAAATTTTTTAATGAAATAGATAAGGAGTGGTCTTCAAAAAAAGAGAAAAAATAATGGTAATTTATAAAGCCACAAATAAATTAGTTAAAAAATGTTATATAGGACAAGCAATTGATTTTAAGAAAAGACAAAGTTGCCATTTTAGTCTTGCTATTGGTGATAACCCATCTTCTTATTTTCATAGAGCTTTAAAAAAGTATGGAAAAGATAATTTTGAATGAAAAATTCTATGTGAATGTGAAACAAAAGAAGAGTTAGATGAAATGGAGTTTCATCATATCAAACAATATAATTCCTTTGGTTCTGGTGGTTATAATTTAACTTTAGGTGGTGAAGGTAAACATGGTTGTGGTCTTTTTGGAAAAGATAATCCAAATTATGGTAAAAAGTGTTCAGACGAAACTAAAAAGAAAATATCAGATGCTAATAAAGGAAATGTTGCTTGAAATAAAGGTAAAAAAAGACCTGAATTCTCAAAAGAATGAAGGGAAGCTATTAGTAAGGGTAATATTGGTAAATCAATGCCAAAAGGTAAAGATTGTAAATTATCCAAAAAATATATTATAATTTATCCTGATGGCAATAAAAAAACAATAACAGGATTAAGAGATTTTTGTAGAAAAAACAATTTAACATATCAAGGATTAATTTCAGTTATGAGTAAAAAACAAACACATCATAAAGGATTTAAATGTGAAAGGATATACAATGAAATTTAAAACATACCTTGATGAACAAAATTCATTAAATGAATCTAATATAACTAGCTATATTAAAGGTCTTAAAAAATTAAGTGGTAATAGTCTTAAAAATTTATTAAAGGATAGTTTTAATAAATTTACGAAACTGTTAGTTGATAATGATCTTGAAGATAAGTTCTTAAAGATTCTTAATAAACAGTTCAAGACTAGCTATAAGTCTCTTAAACAATTGAAATCATTGAAAGAATCCAACCTGAATGAAGACTGAAAAAACTTCCTTATGTTCTGGAAGAGCGAAACATATCCTGCGCTTGCTATATTTCCAACTTTGCAAATATGGTTCCAGTTGGACAAACTCATAGATGGTGCTGGAATAAAAGATTTGGACTGAAAGAAAATAGCTATATATGCTGTTTTATGAGTTATTATAGTAAGCGGACAACATGTCTTGTTATTTAAGAAATGGAAGAAACAGAATCCTGATGAATGAGAAAAAGAAGGCAAGCCGGGAGTTCTCAAGAAAGGTAGAAGAAAAGTTGATGCTCATATAAAAGGACAGCAGGGAAATTACTTGGTGAAATAAATATGAATGAAAAGCCGAAGGAAACCCGGAATTTTTAAGAAAGGTAAGAAATAATATGGATATATTAGAAAAGATTGATAAATATTTAGGTGAAGGTGAAAAAATGGTGGGATGAATTGCCATTTATAATAGAAAACAAATAGAAATAAAGAAGTCTGAAGCTAAAGACCTTTATGGAGCAAAACTAGTGGCTATCAAGAAATTAAAAGTACCAAAATCAAAAGTTGGGTTATTAGCAATAGAACCAGCATACGAGGATTAAATTATGAAAATAGAACAAATTTTAGAAGAGTATGATAGAGTGGGAATTATAGAAGAAGACAAAGAATTATGTGAATTCTATTACCATCAATTAAATGAATATGATATATCAACTCCTGATGAATTAGAAGATATTAGTGAATTCTTTCAAAATTTAGGTGATGAATGAATGGAAGAACTTGATATTAGTGATATGGTTACAATATACAAGTCTGTATGTGAAGAATATGAAGACTCTGATAAAATCAATCTTCATTTCTTGCATCAATTTATATCTGAAAAGATTAAAAAAGTTGTACGTGGTGGTAAAATTATTAAGAAAAAGGTCTGTAAAGATGGATTTATTTTAAAAAGTGGTAAGTGTGTAAAACAAAGTAAATCTGACAGAAAGAAAAAATCCAAGTCAGCTAAAAGAGGTGCCAAAAAGAAAAAAGGTAAAAAAGCTTCAATAGCTCGTAAGACTAAAAAATCAATGAAAAAACGTAAAAACTTCTAAGGAGAAAAATATGAAATTTAAAAAATATTTAAATGAGAAGATTGAAACAATAACAGTAGATGGAAATGAAGCTGTTATTGAAAAGAAAGGAAAATTTTGGATTTTTGAAGACCCAAATGGGAAAACAACAAAATGTGATTCAATAGCACAAGCAAAAAAAGCCTTTAAAAAGTTTTTAAAATCTGATATTAAATAAATGTCATATATGACAAGTATGCCATCAAAGAATGGCTCTAATTATACACCAATAAATAGAAAGAAATATAAGGGTAAGTTACCCATATGAACACGAAGTACTTGAGAAACTAAGTTCTGTAAATGAGCTGATACCAATGATCAAGTATTATCATGGGCAAGTGAACCTATTGATATAAATTATTATGATCCTGTCAAGATGAAAAACAGAAGATATTTTCCTGATTTCCTTTTAAAAGTTATAGATAAAACCAATAGAAAAGAAAAGGTTTGGCTAATCGAAGTTAAACCTTATAAAGAATGTATCCCACCAAATAAATCTAAAGGTAAAAGCAGAAAGACAAAGATATATGAAGCTAAAACCTATACTACAAACAAAGCTAAATGGATATCGGCTATAAAATACTGTAAATTAAAAGGTTGACACTTTAAAATTATTACAGAAAAAGAACTCAATATATAAGGTACAATATTTTACACATTAAGTGTAATTTTTGAGTTAATGTGTAAAATTTAGTACACTAAGTGCTTAATCTTTTCTATTTTCTTTTTCACATTAAATATTGTATCACGGTTATAAGTTTCAACATAAGTGGGCTTACCATTAAATGAATTGTTATAGATATCTCTTTCATTTTTAACCATTCCATTAAGAAGATCAAATGTAATTAGTTTTATATCACCCCATCCAATACCATCTTCCATCAAATTTTTCATAACACATTTTTGCTCATCTGATGAAATTGAATTAAACAAATCACATACAGGACTTTCATTCATAAATTTTGGTTCGCCAATATTTTTAGAATTAGTCTTCATACTGAATATATGTTTCTTCAATTTCTTTTCAGAACAAAATAGTGGAATTACATTATTGTAACTTTTACTCATTTTTCTTCCATCATATCCTAGAATAATATCATTAGAAATAACTGGTTTAGGAACTTTTAATATATCTGTATTATATATGTGATTAAATTTATTTGCAATGAATTTTGCTATTTCTATATGTGATACTTGATCTTGCCCTATGCTAACATATTCAGTATCAAATATTATATTATCCGCCGCCATTAGAGTAGGATAATTAAACAATCCTGCAGTAATTCCTTTATTTTCATTAAAATTATTAAGTACATTAAAATCCTTAGTTGATTTATATGCATGAGATCTGTTAAGATGTCCAATTTCAGTACAACACGATAAAATCCAGTTCAATTCTGATATTTCTGGTAATTCTGATTGTCTTACAATGTTTTTAAATCCAAATGATAAAAATATTCTATATAAATCTATTATATTTTCTTTTAAATTTTTAGGATTACTTATCAATGCATGTTGATCTGCAATTAAAATGATAGCATCTTTATTTAATATAGGTTTAATTGTACTTATAAAGTTACCTATATGAAATGTACCCGTTGGTTTTATACCTGTTAAAATCATATATTTTCTCCTGTTAAAGTTATATTTAATAATATCATATTATATATAAGGATGACAATATTATAATTAATTCTTGACATTCTTTATAAATTAATATATGATATATCTATAATTAATTAAAGGGGGTAAATTATGGGTGCATGTGAATTTGTAAATGAAGGAATGGGAAAATATTCAAAAGATGTTTTTTCCCGTATTGTTTTGTCTGCTACTCATGAATATGGTCATGATAGTTATAATGGTACTATATCAACTTGTGATTCTTATAAAATGGTTGAACTCCCATCTAGAAGGAATGTAAAAAAATTCATTGAAAATAGATTAGAAAAAATGGATAAATGGGATTGTGAATGTATTGAATTGCCTAAAACAGCAACATCAAAATGGAAAGCTGAACATAATCTTAAAGGTAAAAAAGGAAAAGTCTTTGTTTTCTATGGTGTTGCTGCTTATTAAAAATATTTATGTCATTAATTGTCATAACTAAAAAGTTATGTTAGACTAATTATAAATTAATTTTGAACAAAAGGAAAATATATATGTGGATAAAATACAGACATAAGTTTGCATGATGTGAAGAAAAAGATTGAACATATCTTGAGATTCCTAATGATTGGGTTGAATGGGGTTATGATGATATGGGTGATTTTCTTGATCATGAAGAAAATCTAGCACAGGAATATAATTATTCTGACAAATATCGTGGATTTGATTATGAAACTGTTAATAAACTTCCAGAAGAGTTTATACTACAACAAATGAAAAAGTGTAAAGATAACATCGAATACTATAAAGAATCTTTAATAAAATTTGGAGAAATGCTATAATGGAAAATAAAAGTCAAACTGTATTAATTAATGCATATAAAAAATCTTTAATAAAAAGAGCGTTGTCAAATGATGGGTAAGTGTAGTATGATGTAATTATATGGTGGTTGTGGTGAAAATGGTAGACACGGAAGGCTGTGACCCTTCTACTTGTAATGAGTGTACGAGTTCAAATCTCGTCGATCACCCCAATATTTATTAACTTAAAGGAGAAAATGATATGTTGAAAGAAAGTAAATTAAATAATGTTCTTATTGAGTACATAAGGAATAATAACAGAACTAAAAAAGGTATGTTAATTTCTGGTGTTCATCCTGATACTGGAGAAGTATGTATTGGCTGGTCTCTTTGTAGAAAAACAGAAAAATTTGATAAAAACAATGAAGTTGCAATAAACAGAGCATTAAAAAATGAAAGAATGGAAAAATATACTACTGGTGATGATATTTTTGATTTATTTGAAATAATTCCATTTTCTGTTCTTGATGTTATGCCTGATTTTTTATGTAAAATGGAAAAATATTATAAAAATAACAAAATCAGTGCAGTTGTTGGATATTTAATGGATGAGCTTTTTGAATGGAGGGAAGAAATTGTTGCCGAGATGATAGATGCTGGATCTAGAGCTGTTGGTGATGAAGCTGATGACCCTTATTATGATCCAGATTTTGATGAAAGAAATGAAGATGATGAAGATATTAAACCAGCTAATCAAGATATAAAAGAAGATGACGAAGATGTTAAACCAGCTAATCAAGATATAAAAGAAGAAAAATGGCAAATAATTTAAATGAAGATAAAGAAATAATAGGAAATAATAGGAAATAATATGAAATTGTGTGAAACAGAACAAGTAAAATTGTTTAGATCTAAAAATTTGAATTTTAATTTTAATAAACAAAATGGATATACTGAAACTTGGGGCAAGACATTTGAAGACAATCCGGTTATGTCTCCCCAAGGTCCTATGATTCTTGATATTGAAATTACTGATATATGTAGAGGTCCGGGTGGTATTCCTTGTCCATTTTGTTATAAATCTAATAAACCTACGAATACATCTAACATGTCATTTTTTATGTTTAAGGATATTATAGACAGGATGCCAAAAGTAGATAATATTCCTTATTTAAATCAAATGGCAATAGGTGCTGATGCTCAATGTGAATCTAATCCTGATACATTTAGTATGATGACTTATGCTAGATCATTAGGTATTATACCTAATATTACAGTTGCAGATATAACAGATAAAACAGCGGATAAGCTTGCTATAGTATGTGGAGCAGTTGCCGTGTCAAGGTATGAGAACAAGAATTATTGTTATAATTCTATTAAAAAATTGACCGATAGAGGGATGGATCAAGTTAATATCCATATAATGATTAGCAAAGAAACTCTTAATCAAGTATATGATACATTCAGTGATTACATTAATAAAGATCCAAGACTCAAAGGATTAAATGCTATTGTATTGTTATCATTGAAGACCAAAGGAAGAGGTGAACATTTTACTCCATTGTCACAAGAAGAATTTAATAAATTAACACAAACAGCAATGGATAATAATATTCCTATAGGATTTGATAGTTGTAGCCAACCTAAATTTATTAACAGTATTATTGGAAGAGAAGATTTTAAAGAACTCGAAACATTAAGTGAGCCTTGTGAGTCTGGTTTATTCAGCGCTTATATCAATAGTAAAGGAGAATTTAGCCCTTGTTCTTTTACAGAAAATACTAAAGGATGGGAAAAGGGAATTAAAACAGATACTTGTGTTGACTTTTTAAAAGACGTTTGGTATAATGAAAGAACTGTTAAATTCAGAGATAAATTGTTAAAAAACAAAAGAAACTGCCCAATATATAACGTATAAAGGAGAAATAATGCCAGTATCAAATAACAGAAGAACTAGAAAAAAATTAACATCTAGTAAAAGATTTACTCAAAAATCTGCAAAAAGATATATTCAAAGATTTTTATGTAGATTTTTAATGGATAAGGATAATAAAAAAATAGAGAAATCAATGAAATTAGCTCTTAAAACACTAGGAGAAGGTAATGAAAATTAGAACAGGTTTTGTAAGCAATAGTTCAAGTTCATCATTTTGTTTGTATGGTGCAAAGATAAGCCATAGTGAAGATGAAAAAATATACAATTTATTGAAAAGAAAAGATGATCCTGATGAAGTTGATTGTGTAATTGAATATTTATGAGATATGGATAAAAACATATCAGCAGTTGATGATAGTGAAGGATATGAATGTTATTATGTTGGTATATATCCAGAATCACAAGATGATAATCAAAAACATATTGAATGGAAACAAGAAATTGAAACATTTTTAATGGAAAAATTAAAAGGTGTTAAAATGGATATAGGATGGCATGAAGGTATAATTTATAATTAAAGGAAAATAATTATGAAAATAAGAACAGGTTTTGTGAGTAATAGTTCAAGCAGTTCATTCTGTATTGCTAAAACATTTATGAAGGAATCACAAATAAAATTATTTAAGTCATTCCTTAGTAAAATGAATGATAATGATGATTTTTGCGGTGAGTATGGAACTTATATAGATGAAGGTAAACATTATTTTATAGGTACAATTGATAATTGTGCTTATGAAGGGATCAACAATTTCTTTAAACAGTTTAATTTAGAAGAATATGTTGCATATGGTGAGGGATAATGAAAATAAGAAGTGGATTTGTGAGTAACAGTTCAAGTAGTTCTTTTGTGTTGTATGGTGCTTCATTTGATATGTATGATAATAATGTTTGTAATATTATTGCAAAGAAAATCATTGATAATTTACCACCAGAAGAAGTAAATGAATTTAAAGATATTTGTATTGAAGAAGATGGTAGTTGTAAAGACCGTTATGAACTTCGTGAGTATATGGAAAATTATGTTCCTAAAGGATATGATCTTGAAACAGATTATGATAGCGATCATTTATATATAGGTTTAGACCCAACAAATTTTCCAGAAAATAAAACCATAAATGAAATGAAATTAAAAATTAAAGAAAATCTTATAAAATCCTTTGGAGATATTAAAAATCTTCCTATTGGATGGTACAGAGATTGTTATATGGATCATTAATAAATGTTAATAGGAGATAACAAATGGTAGATAAAACATCAACAGGAGTTTCAAAACTCAAAGAATGGAAGGGTCAATCTGTATGGTATCATGTGGATTGTGCTTGTGGGGCAGGTGAACATGGGTCAATGATTGATTTGTCCTTTGATAAAGACTTTGGGCATATTGATGTAGAATTTTATAAAACCATTATGTGGGGTGATTATTACCAAAAGAAATGGTTTTGGCAAAGAGGATGGTTAAGAGTCAAAATGGCTCTACAAATTCTTTTTAAAGGTTTCACTGAACATGAAGGATCATTTATGATAGAAGGAATAGATCATTTGGATGCTTTCATTACAGCTTTACAGGAAGGAAGAGAAAAGGTCTTAAAATATCAAGAAGATTTTAATAAAGGAGAATAATTATGAGTTGAAGTGGTGGAACAGAAATTTTTGATACAGTAATCAATGAAATATATAAACATAAAGAAATTACATATGCTATAAGAAAAAGCATTATTATAAAACTACTTGATGTTCTAGAAGGACAGGATTGGGATAATGTGTGCGAATCAGATTATTTTAATAATTCATTAGTTAATTTAATAGTAAAAGAAAAACATCCAAATTGGTATGAGGAGGAAGAATATGAAGATTAGAGACGGATTTGTAAGTAATTCCAGTTCAAGCAGTTTCCTAATAGGGATTGCTAAAATATTGGACATGGATAAAACAAAAGAAATTATTAAAGCAGATTCTTGTGGTTACTGGGATACTTTTGAAATAAAAGAAGTGGCATATTATAGTGATAAAATAGAAGAATCTTTTATGTATGATAAAGTTCAATGTGATTGTGAAATTGGGGATCATGTTCTTGTGTTATATAACCTAAATGATGAAGGTGATAGTCATTTTGATCCTAATTGTACAGGAGATATGGATTATGATGTTGATTATAATGATTGTACAAGTCCAGATGTGGAAAAAACTTTAAAAAAATTAGATGAAGCTGGTTGTATTGGAAATATGGATATGGCTTATGGAGCAGGTAGAAATGGTTAATAAATTGGATGTTAAACGATATGGAACAATTCATATAAGTATAAGTTTTATGAAAGAAATATGTGAGAGTCTTAATACATTCGATCATTTTAATCCATTATCTTTAATTGATTTTATTCCACTTCATGTTGAATGTGATTATTGTTGTGAGTTGTTTGTAATGAAAGGATATAGTCCTTTATTTGATATTATAAAGGCTGGTGAAGAAATACCAGAATATAATATTGAAATAACTAAAAAAGAAGGACGTGAAGGATATGATTATTCAGCAACAGTTAAAAAAATAATATATTAGTTGACATCTATAATCTATTAATGTATAATTCTTTTATAAATATGTGGACTTTAAGAAATGATAGATTAAAAGAATATTAAGGAGAATTGCCATAACGGTATTGGAGTGGCTTGCTAAGCCATCAGGTGTCAAAGCCTTGTGGGTTCGAATCCCTCATTCTCCGCCAGAATAATCGCGGGTTGATCATGGAGACAGGTTGCGTCTGGAGCGCAGCTAGGTTGGTTCGATACCAGCATCCGCGACCATAATTGTTAAACTTTTTAAATAAAGAGGTAGATATGAAGATGTTAAAATGGTTACATAAAGAATTAGGTGATTTTACAAGAGGATTTTTGTTTATTTTTGTTGCAATTGTTAACATATTTTTTATTGTTGTGTTTTTAAATGCAACACATACATTATTTTTTATTGGTGTTGTAATTGTATATTGTATTTCAATGGTATGGATATTAACATCATTTTTAGATAAAAATGAACCTTTTACTTTTAAAACATGGAGGGTTGAAACTACAGGAAAACTAAATTGGATTCCATGTTCGCAATTCTTACCACCATTTGATGTAGATGTTAATATGATATGTAAAGAATTAGATCAAAAGGAAACTATTGAAACAATAGGCAAAAGAACAATGACAACAGGCGAAACAACGTGTTTCATAGATAAAAACGAAGATTTATATTATACTAATGGTACAAATTTTAATATACTTGGTTGGAGACCTATCAAAAAGATAAAATAATTGTTGACTTTATATTAGAATTTATATATAATGTATATATAAATTAAATAAGGAACAAAATTATGAATAGTAAAGAATGGAGTGACATTGTAGGAGTTGAACCTGATAGTGGTGATGATAGATTATTATATAATTGGTTTATAGATAAATCTAAAGAACATCCTTTAACGAAAATTATGAGAATATCGAAAGGAATAATAAAAATGAAAGTATTATGTGTTACAGAAAATGAAGATGGTTCAGCAGTTGTAGAGATAGATATGTCTCAAGAAGAATTGCGATTAGTTATTGAAATTGGATTTACTAAAATGCTTACAGATGGCATGGAGACTTTTGAAAATGTACTTAACCCAAAATCAACAACAATCAGTTCAGAAGAAAAGAGATCTGATTCTAAAACATTGTAAAGATATTAATTTAATGGTATAATGGTTTTAACAGAAGAGGATTAAAAATATGTCTATTGAACAATTAAAATTATATGATAAGACTTATAGAAATGGATTTCCTATTACATCTGACAGACATTATGATGATTATAGGGATAAGGAATTTAAATTAAATCCTGATGATCCATATTTTAAAACTGTTGGTGCTCCTGTAGATGATAGAGAAAAAGTTAAACTTCCTTTTATTTTGGGTAGTTTGAAGAAAACCAAATTGAAAAAAGATGATGAGAAAATGGGTTCAGCCGTTAGATGGATACAAAAACAAAACGACTTTACTGTAGTTACTCCTAAACTAGATGGTAATTCAATACTTGTTAATTTTTCAAATGGTATTGTAGCATCAGCTTTTAGAAGAGGTGATGGTGAATATGGACAGAATATTACTAATATTGCCAGAAAATTTATTAAACCTATTAAATCTCAAGGCAATGAGTGGATAAGAGGTGAAGTTATTCTTGAATCTTTACCACAAGGTTCAGATTATAAACATAAGACAGCTGCAGTAGCAGGCATCTTGAATGATGCTGAAAGCCAATATCATGCCAATCTTAAAGTATTATTTTATGAGCACATTAATTCAGATTTAGAAACTGAATCAGGTAGATTAATATTTTTAAGAGATGGTATTCAAGTGCCAACAATTGACTTTAAAACATTTAATTTTTGCTGTGAAGATGATATAGAAACAATTTTAACTGATACTCTTAAAGAAATAAAAGAACAGTACAATAACAAGGGTTTTGAAATTGATGGATTAGTTTTAGCAAAAAACATAAGTAAAAGAGAAAATGTTAAAAGACCTGAACATAAGGTTGCTTTTAAGGTTAATCAAGAAGCAATTGAAACTACAGTTGTTAAATGTAAATGGGATACTTCAAGAAAAGGAAGAGCTATTCCAGTTCTATTAATTGATCCTATTGAAATTGGTGGTTCTACTATATCAAAAGTTACAGCACATAACTATAAATATATTTCTGATAACAATATAGGAATTGGTACTAAAATAACCGTAGTCAAATCAGGTGAAGTTATTCCTTATATAGTTGATGTATATTCTGATACTGGAAAAGATTTCGTTGCACCAGATTACTGTGAATCTTGTGGAGACGTTTTAACACCTAAAGGTGTTGATTTGGTATGTATAAATCCTATGTGTTCTGTACAGAGTTACAAATCTTTAGAACATTTTCTTAAAACAATTGGTGTAATGGGTATATCAAAAACCACATTAATCAATCTTGGTGTTTCTGATATGGATATACTATACAATCTTACAGTTGAAGATATTATGAAAAAAGATGGGTTTGGTGAAAAGAAAGCTAATACTATTGTAAATGAATTGAAATCAAAACTTGTGATGGATCCAGCAAAATTTTTAGCAGGACTTGGTATATCAGGACTTGGTAACACATCATCAAAATTGATACTTAAGCACATGAGTTTTGATAAAATTTGGGAAACTGGTGATTTTTCTTTCCTTCCCGGAATTGGTAAAATTACAAGTGACAAAATCCTCAAAGGATTAGATAGAGGATATGACATCTACAATATGATGCTAACACATGGTATGAAATGGAAAAAAGAAACTAAAAAGGAGATTGAAATGGTTCATGATTTTTATGGAAACACTGTTACATTGACAGGAAAAGCACCAATGAAAAGAGCTGAACTAGTAGGATTACTTGAAGATGCTGGCTGTACTGTAAAAGGTATCAGTAAAAATGTAGATTTTCTTGTAACTAATGATGTTAATTCAGGGAGTAGCAAAGCAACTAAAGCAAGAGGGTTTGGTGTTCCAATTATCACATATAAAAAATTATTAGAAGATATAAAATAAAGGTAATTAAAATGGAAAAATCTGAAACAAAAGATGATTTACAATTTGATTTATGCGTATTATGTGAAAGAGAAACCCCTTATTTAATAAAAGATCATATTGATCAAAGAAATTATTATATAGAAGGTGCTGGGCAACTCTGTGAAGAATGTTTTCACAGAATATATGATAATGATTAGTGATTATAGAAACGCACATGTAGTTAATTGCCATGTACGTGGAATGAGATGTTCTATTCATAAAATAACACTTGACAATCCTATAAAATAGGTGTATAATTCTTTTATAATTAATTAGACAAGGGAGATACTATTATGAATGTAAAAGATCTAATTGAAAGACTTGAAAGACTACCAAAAGATTATAAAATTAAAATAAATGTTGATAATTCATACTCGTCAATTATAAGAAGTATTTATATTGATGCGTATGAGAAAAACAAAGGTCGTGATGTTGTGTCTATTAAAGTTTAACAAGGAGATACTATTATGAATTACACATTTACAGATGTATTTAATAAAATGTTTAAAAAATTAAAAAACAGAGAATTAGTAAATTATATGATAACTTGGTATAATGTAGGTACTAAATATATTTCAGATGAAGATATTGATGATCTGATACATGTAGCTATAAATGATACATCTTATTCTCATTGTAAAATGTGTAATGATGATGGATATGAAGCATCTCCTTTTAATTGGAACGCTTATCAGGGGGCAAATCAATCAGAAGATTTTCATGTAAAATATATCATGATTGCAGGTAAAGAAGTTGAAGTATGTGAAAATTGTTATCATGAATTAATGAAATTAACTGAGGATTAGCTTGACAATCTTGTTAAAAGGGTATATACTTTATCTATAATTAAATAAGGAGAACATTATGGATGATTTTACGGCAGTAATGATTGCAGAAGGTGTTGAAGAAGCTGAAAATGAAGATCAATTAATTGAAGCATGGCAGTATCTCATAGATACTGATCTTTGTTGGAAATTACAGGGATGGTTTGGTAGACAAGCACAAACTCTTATTGAAAGAGGTTTTTGCACACAAAAAGGATAAATAATGATTGAATCTGTTGTATTATACTGGATTTTAGGTAGTTTAATAACAATGTTATTGATATTTCATCTTAATAGAGTAGAAGAAGATATACCAATTAATAAATATGGTGAAAAAGAATGGGAAATATTCTTGATTGGTTCATTTTTATTTCCTGTAATTTGGTTATGTTTTTCATATACTTATTTGTTCCCATTTTTAATAAAAGAAAGAAAATTTAATCTTTTTAAAACTTTAAAAGAATATAAATGAGGATGGAAAGAATAATGATAGGACAATACACACATAAAGAAATGGTCAGTATGAAAGGTATTGTTTCCTCTGTTTATCAATTAGAACAAGGATTGATAGTAAGAAAAAGAGGTCATACATATAATTATTACAGAAAAGAATCGGATGGGTCTTGGACCAATTACGATTGTAGAACAAAATATTAGAATATGTCGCAAGTGGTGGTACTTTAACAGCATAAATTAACTAAATGTAGATTTATTTACTAGTGGTAATTAGTTTAGGTTCCTATAAGGGTAATTTTTTATACTGTTTTAGATCGACGGATCATAGGGTTCAACTCCCTGAAGCGGCACACAAATTTGGAGATGTAGCTCATCAGGTTAGAGCGCTAGGTTGTCAACCTAGAGGTAGAGGGTTCGATCCCCTTCATCTTCGCACAAAATTAAATGAGACATACGCACTCCCATTTAATAGTCAAGTATAGTGATGGGTATACCTATCATTACAAAAAAATAATATTTTGTTCCCATCTAGAGAACAAAATATTATTTTTATCTCCACCAGTAAGAAATGTCATTTTATTTAAAATAATTCTTTACATTCATATTTAATTCATGTATAATCTTTACATAATCAATTAGACAAGGAGACATAATATGAAAAATTTTGAAGCAAAATTCAAATCATGGTTAAAAGGATCACAAAAAATAATTACAGATTATGCTACAGATAGAGCAAAAGGTAGCCAGAGGATTTTAGATATATACAATAATATTCTAACTGTTAAAAAAGGTAGAAGATATATCAAAATACTTACAGAAACTAGTGTTTGGGCTTTTATTGATATGACAAATGGTAATGTATTAAAAGCTGCTTCATATAAAGCACCTTCAAAAATATCAAGAGGAAATATTTTTGATGAATTTAATGGATTAAATTCAATTACACCATATGGTCCAGCAAATTTAAGATAATCAATAAATTAAAAAGGAACATTTAATATGACAGTAATACATTATATGAAAGATGAAGAGATTTTGTGTGGTACTAAAGCTAAAACATTTAAATCTACTGACGATAAGAAACTTGTAACCTGTAAAAGATGTTTAAAAAGATTTAATGATAATAGTATTAATGTTAGAATAACTAAAAAATATGTTATTTTGTCACTTAAAAAAATTGATTTCTTATTTTCTTTAAAAGGTAAAATTGAAAATTTCATGTTTAGTACAGTTGATGGAACTGCATTTACATCACCGGGTTTGTACAGCACCCAAATTAAAAGGGTTACATCTGAGAAGGATAGGAATAGAATATCTGAATCTTTAAGAATGTTAAAAGCTGATAATAATGGATTATATGCAGAAGATGTTTATGAACATTTTAATATTTAAAAGATAATTAATTTAGTTGTTGACATTATATTAAATAGGGTATATATTAGTTACATAATTTAAGTGTGTTTGTACTACCTCGAAAGAGATGAAGAAAGTAACCGGATAGCCGGTCTAAGACTAATTGTCGGCAGGGTTCGACCCCCCGATAAAAGTGGCTGCCAGCATAGGGACGAAAGCCGTAAATACAGATCTTGCAAAACAAACACACTTTTTACACAAGGATATTTAAAATGTATATTAAATTTGGATGTAAGGATTATAAAGAAGTAAAGAATGATGAAATTATAAAAGAAGGCGCGATTCATACATGGGAAGGTAGTGCACCAAATCCAATAGTTGGAAGATATACAATTGGAAAAACACCATCTGAGTTTGCAAAAGAAAGAACCTTCTATAATCTTTTGGATGAACCAAGATATAAAGTAGATATTGAATTTTATGACATTAAAGACCAAGACTTTGAAGAATTTTTAAATAAAACTTCATTATTTGCTAATGATAATGAAGTAGAATTAAATATAGGAGTAGGAGAGCCATGTTAAAACCTAAGAAAAATACTTGTCAGGATTGTAAGAAACATAAAAATAATCCTTCATTTTGCAAAGAACATAATGAGTATGTTGGAAGAAAACATGCAATTTGCAAAGCATTTGTAAAGAAATAAAATTAAAGGTTATTATTTTAGTGGTAGAATGGCTGGTTCCAACCCAGCAGACATGGGTTCGATTCCTATATAGCCTGCCAAAAAAAAGAAATAAAAGTAGTTGACAAACGGATTAAAAAGGTTTATTATAAGTATAACTATTGAGAATAATCTCAAAAAGAAATTAAACAACAAATTAAACAAGGAGTTTAAAAATGAAGAAACAAGATTTAGTTAAAATGTTAGCAGAAAAAATGGAAACATCACAGGTAAAAGCAAATGATATTCTTAAAACTGTATTTAATACAATTGAAGAAGTAATGGTTGCAGGTGATGACGTGTCAATTCCAAAGTTTGGTAAATTCAGTACAAAGATTAATGCTGCAAGAACTTATCGCAATCCTCAAACAGGCGATCCAATGGATGTCGAAGCAAAAAGAGTTCCAAAATTCAAAGCATCATCAGTTCTTAAAGGTAATATCTTAGAGTAGAAATTAACATTAATATAGCCCATGTTTGACTCATGGGCTATATTTGCCTGTAAAAGAAAGGATACTGACATGAATCTCACTGAAATAAGTGTTGTGCTTGGAACTTCAAGACAAAATACTGCGCAAACTGCATCAAGAGCTATAAAGAAACTGTTTAAAAATGCTAAGAAAAAATATAAATTGTCATATATCGAAACATATGAGATGATGTTGGTTGGATTAAACATTTATCAAGATATGAAAGATGTTGGATATTTTTTTAATAATCTATCAGTTGAAGATAAAAAACAAATAAATAAAGAAAGAATGAAAGGAACAGTATAATATATGAGTGAAACATATTCTCAAGTAACAGATGATGATATAAGAAAATTAATTGATACTATTATTGAAAAAGATTTTAAAAACCTTACTGGTAGCATCATAGAACCAATTTTTCTTAATAAGAAGAAAATGTCAAAAGGTAAATATCAATTAGCAACCTTATCCAAGCCAAACTCCTTAATTAAACATATATTCAAGACAATCAATGGAAATGATGTTGACTACATCTTATTTTTTGATGTTGAAGTATATTACCAGTTTGATGATAGGGATAAAAACTTAATTATAAGTCATGCTCTTGAATTTGCTGATGTTGATATGGAGAAAGACAATCCATATACATTAAGAGGTGCAGAAGTTGAAACCTTTTATGATGAGATTGAAAGAAATAAAGAAGATACCCAATGGCAACAGAGACACCAAGACATTGCAGAGCAACATTATACAAAGGACGAGTAATATATGGATTCAATTCAACGTTATATAGCTACATCAAAATATGCAAGATGATTGCCAGAAAAAAATAGAAGAGAAACGTGAGAAGAAACCTGTCAAAGATATGTAGACTTTTGAAGAGATAGATTTCCAGATACATATAATAGCGTATTTAATAAGATGTATGATAATATTGTTAGTATGAAAACAATGCCTTCAATGAGAGCTTTAATGACTGCAGGAAAAGCATTAACAAGAGATGAAATAGCAGGATATAATTGTTCAGCAATATCAATAACTCACATAAGATGTTTTGATGAGATATTTTTTCTTGCTTTGAACGGATGTGGTACAGGATTCTCAGTTGAAAGACAATACATTAACAAATTACCAGAAGTAGCAGAAGAATTTTTTGAGTCTGATTCAACTATTGTTGTACGAGATTCAAAAATAGGTTGATCATCTTCATTAAAAGAAATTATATCTTTATTGTATCAAGGAACTATTCCTAAATGAAATATGGATAAAATAAGACCTGCTGGTTCAAGACTGAAAACTTTTGGTGGAAGAGCTAGTGGACCTGAACCATTAAACAGGTTATTTAAAAATGTGGTTAGAATTATAACAGGGGCAAAAGGTAGAAAACTTAATTCTGTGGAATGTCATGATATTGTTTGTTATATACTTGATACAGTTGTAGTTGGGGGAGTAAGACGCTCGGCTGGTATATCCTTTTCTAATTTAACAGATGATAGAATGAGAAGAGCTAAAACAGGTCAATGGTGACAATCAGCAGGACAAAGAGCATTAGCAAATAATAGTGTTATGTATACTGAAAAACCAGATCTTGATTCATTTTCTAAAGAATGAAGATCATTACATAAAAGTAAATCAGGTGAAAGAGGAATTGTTAATCAAGAATCATTAAGAAAAAAAGCTGATTTTTGTGGTAGAGAACATGACGGATCTTATTTACTTAATCCATGTGTAACAGCAGACACTTTGGTTAAGACAGACAAAGGTGATATTAGGATTGATGATATTGTGAACAATGATAAAGATGATTATAAAGTGTTGACATATAACCCAGCCAGTGGTAGAATAGAAGAAGAAAAAATTACCTTTGCTGGTAAGACAAGAGAAATGGTGTTAGTTATAAAGATTGAACTTGAAGATGGGTCTATGTTAAAATTAACACCAGACCACAAGGTGTATACATCAAATAGAGGGTATATTGAAGCAGGAAAATTGACATGTAATGATGAAGTTGTATGTTATCAATAAAATAAGATAATGGTCATAGATGATATAGAACCATTTAGTGAACAAACATATACAAGGGAGTTAAGTGAATGGAAGAGTGTAAAGTTATCAAAAGCAGAGTTAAACGAATATGAGTTGAAGAGAACCAAGATGTGTATGACATAACAACAGAGAGCAACCACAACTTCTTTGCTAATAATATGTTAGTTCACAATTGTGGTGAAGCTATACTTAGAGATACAGGTGGTTTATGTAATCTGACAGAGGTAATGATACGACCTGACGATACTCTTAAAAGTATTGAAGATAAAATAGAAATGGCTGTAATTATAGGTACATTTCAAGCTACATTAACAAATTTTAGATACCTTAGAAAAGTATGACAAAATAATGCAGAAGATGAAGCTTTACTTGGTGTATCATTAACAGGTATAATGGATAATAAGATTTTTTCTAATACAGCCAATAAAGATGAATTTCATAAATTTTCTGGTAAAGAAAAATTTATTAATCTTGAAAGTATATTAGATCATTTAAGAGCATATGCAAAAGCAATTAATAAAAAATATGCTAAATTACTTGGTATAAAAGAAGCTGGACAAACAACTTTAATAAAACCTAGCGGCACAGTTTCCATTTTAACAGGAACTTCGTCTGGTATACATCCAAGATATTCAAAATATTTTATTAGACGTGTAAGACAAGCTAAAACAGACCCATTGACACTTTTATTAATAAACGAAGGTCTTCCATATGTAGATGAAGTTGATAAAGTTATATTTTCATTTTATATGAAATCACCTGAACATTCAGTTATACAAAATGATATGGATGCATTATCACAACTTAATTTATGAAAAATATATAAAGAATTTTGGTGTGATGGAAACCCTTCACAAACTATATATTATACAGATGATGAGTTTTTCCAAGTTGCTGATTGGATATGAGCAAACTGAGATTTAGTTGGTGGATTATCATTTTTTCCTAAAGAAGATCATATATATGACAATGCTCCATTAGAAGAAATCACAGAAGAAGAATATAATATACAAATAAAATCTTTTCCTAATATAAACTGGGATAAGTTATCAGAATATGAAAAATCAGATACTACAACTAGCAGTCAGCTTGTAGCTTGTTCTGGTCCTTCATGTGAGTTAATATTATAAGGAGAAAATATGAATATTAAAATAAATGCTAAATATCATTTAACATCGGATAGTAAACAATATATTTTACATAAAAAGAAAGGTAAAAATGAAACGAAAACCTTTTTTACTTCTATTGGAAGTGTTGTAAAATCATTAATAAACGATCAGGTTAAGGAAAATGATAAAATAAAGACATTAAAACAATTGGGTAAAAAAATAGATGAATATGCGGAAGAAATAAAAGATTGTTTACATAAGTAATTAATAGCGGTAATATTATATATAAAAGAAGTAATTTATAAAATCATTGATATAGTATTGATGATTTAACATTTAACAATTTAAAAATGGAGATTTCAAGTATGAAAAAAATGTGAAAAGTTTTTATGATAGCAATTATTTGTTTATTTGTTATGAGTGGTATTGGTTTTTCTGGTGGTAATGGTGGTAATTTTGTTTGTGGTACTGGTAATATTCAAGGTAATAATCATATTAATGGTGGTATAAATTATGGTGCTACTAGTATACCAGTTACTCAAAATGCAAATAATAAACAAGCTCAGGGTCAATTACAGGGTCAATTACAAGGTCAGAAACAAACAAGTATTAATAAGAATAATAATCTTAATTTAAATGCAAATAAGAATGTTAATAAAAATGCAAATCTTAATTTAAATGCAAATAAGAATGTTAATAAAAATGCAAATCTTAATTTAAATGCAAATAAGAATGTTAATAAAACTAAACAAGCTAATGTACAGAAAACAGATGTTAAATTAATTGACAATACAATAGTTGAAGATAAAATTCAACCTATTAACATAACAGTCACAGCACCAGCACAAGGATATAATGAAAAGAAAGAAAACGGATCTCAATATGTTCCATTAGAACAAATCACCACATTTTCCGCAACAGTAACAAGAGAAGAAGCTGAAGAGATGTTATCAAGTAAAAGTACTGGGAAGAAACTTGGTATAAGATGGAAAGTTAAAAAAGGTAAATATGAACCAACAGATAAAATTACAGTTCTTTTTGAAAAACCACAAGGAAATTCAATGGTAGACTTTGGATGTGGTCCTTCTGTATGTACAAATAAATATAGTAATTCAGTTGGCTTATTTGCAAAAAATGCTTTAGCAGGGATGGATAGAGGAGCTACTCATATGTTACTCATCCAACAAGGATCAGACAGACAGTTTCAACAAAGAGGAGTAAATGTTGGTGGTGGTGGAGCTGGCACAGGAACTCAAGGAAATGGAACAGGAAGTGGATTGTTTGGTTTTATATTTGGTAATTCTGGTTATAAGGGTATGGCATCACAAGCGTTTAATTTCATTAAACTGTTTTAGCTGACATGTAAAAACATAATAAATTAAATAAAGGGTGTCTGATTTAATTTAGATACCCTTTTTTTATTTGTTGATATCTTTGCATAAATAGATTATAATAGTTTTAGAATTAAGAAATACAGGAATGTGGTGGAACGGCATACACGTGGAGCTTAGACCTCCATATCTAAGGGTTCGAATCCCTTCATTCCTACCAAATATATGTTCTATCTGTAGGTGGTGATAAGAAATAAGTGTGGTTAATACATGTTAACATTACATAGACAACTTTAAACCATTAGGTCTACAGACTTTAGGTGTGGCTACCTAAAAGTTGGGGTTCGATTCCCTGATAGGACTACAAAATATAAATTTACGGGATTGGTGGAACTGGAATACACAAGGGGTTTAAGCCTCCTACAATTAAGAGTTCGAATCTCTTATCCCGTACCAGATTTTCAGTGAAGATCTTTATTTAAAGTTAAATTACCACCTAAAGGTGGTAATTATACAAGAGTAAAAAATATAATGGAAAAATATAAATTATGTTTTAAAGAAAAAATATAGTTCCTTCGTCTAACGGTTAGGACACAAGACCTTCAATCTTGGAGTAGGGGTTCAATTCCCCTAGGAACTACCATTTTAAGGGTATTAAAATAATACTTGACAGTTTGATTAAAAGGGTGTATTATGTATCTATAATAATTAAACAAGGGAGTTTAAATATGAAAGTTAAGAAACCACATAATCAAATGAAACATGTAAGAAAAGCAGTTCCACCTTGTGGTTTTGATTTCAAGGATAAATCCAAATATAACAGAACCAAGAAACATAAGGAACACTTGTAATGATGGTATTTTGGGGATCTATTATAGTAATAATATGGATTGTAATAAACTTTTGGGGATATTAAAATGAACAAGCTTAGAGAGAAACATATCAATGAATTGAAGGACTGTTTGAATAACAACTTTTGTGATCCTGATAGGTTTGGTCATTATAAACTTGGAGAGTACAGATTTAAGATGCAAAAGATTTCCATGAGACTTGAAAGAAAACTTGGAAAAAAGTGGTGTAAAATAAAGTCATGGTATTTCAAAGATCTTACACAATATATATTAGAAGATTATATTATAAGAATTAAAATTTAAATAAGTTATGCTAGTGTTGTTCAGTTTCTTTCGTAATAGAGTCAAACAACATTAAATTAGTTCTCGACTTCCATCATGGGTAGCTCCCATATAAGGATAAGATACACTAGCATGAGATCCTCGAACTGCAGATAAGTGGGGAGTTTATAGCATAACTTATTTATTTAAATATTGGGATTTAATCGAGTGGAACAGATATCAGCTTTTGAAGCTGAGTACATGGGTTCAAACCCCATAATCCCTTCCAAGAATGGGAGCAATGTGTAAAGACTTCCATTGAAACTGAGCAGGGGCTTAATGTTTCATAAAGTAACCTTACTGCGATGCCCCAAAGTCGTAAGGGCGCAACAACTCTTCCTTGTTATCAGACTAAATAAGGATTGTTTTTATGATTTCAATTTAAAAAATCATAATTAATTATAATAGGATTATTATATAATGAAAGATTATATTTTTGTATATAAGATTAAAAACACTATAAATGATAAAATATATATAGGTGTACATGGTACAAATAATTTTAATGATAACTATTTTGGTTCAAGTAAAATTTTAAATAAAGCTATTAACAAATATGGTAAATCAAAATTTATTAAAACAATACTTAAATTTTGTAATACTTATGAAGAAGCTTATCTTTTAGAAAGTAAAATAGTTAATAAAAAATTTATTAATAGTAGAAATACTTATAATATTGCTGGTGGTGGTAATGGATGTAGTTGTTGGACAGATGAAATTAAAATGAAAATAAGTAAATCAAGTAAAGGAAAAATATTATCACAAGAAACAAAAAACAAAATGAGAGATTCTCGTATTAATAAAAAAATGTCTGATGAAACTAAATTGAAAATAAGCAAATCAATGTCAAATAGGGAATCACCAAAAAAGGGAATAAAATTGTCAGAAAATCACAAGAAAAAATTAAGTAATGCAAAAATTGGCATACCTAGATCACAAGAAACAAAAAACAAAATAGGCATTTCATCAAAAAACAGAAGATGAATTAATAAAAACAATAAAACTAAATTTATTGAAAAAGAAAAATTAAATGAATATTTAAATATAGGTTGAAATAGAGGTAGAAAATAGTATTTATGGGAGATGTTCTGGGTAGGAGTCTGTAAAACTCTGGTCATAAAAAATCTCAGAGGGCGACGAGTGGTTCAATTCCATCATTTCCCACCATTAAATGGGCTTGTAGCTCAGTTTGGGAGAGTGCCTCTTTTGCAAGGAGGAAGTCAAGGGTTCAAATCCCTTCTGGTCCACCATTTTAAAATAATCATTGACAAGATTATTTAATTGATGTAATATGTATCTATAAATAAAATGTGTCTAATCTTAACTCGTAAGAGTGGAAAGAAAGTTACCATATAGGGTCTAAGACTAATTACTGATACCATTAAGTTGATCAGCGAAAGTGACCAGAGTCAATCATAAGCGTTGGTCGTAAAAACAGATCTTGCAACTAGACACATTTTTTAAAATTAGAAAGGAGATGATATGGAAAAGAAAATTAAAAAATTGTTAAAAGATTCAAAAATAACATGGAAAAGAAGTTTTTTAAGATTTATGTTAGGTGAATTCAATAGAATAGATGATGGTAAACCTATTAATGATATTCAATGTGTTGCTGTAATAAAGAAACTTATTAAAAGTATTAATATTGTTCTTAGCAATGTACCTAATGATGAAGAATCAATAAGAGAAATAGAATATTTAAAAAGTTTTCTTCCACAAGAAGCAAACGAAATTGACATGAAAGTGGCTATTAATCAGGCATTAGCAACATCAGAAATGTTATTTAAAAATCCAATGCAAATGATGAAACCAGTTATTACAATTTTAGAAGAAGATGGTTTTAATGTTGATAAAGGAAAATTGTCACAAATATTAAAAAATAAATGATTAACAATTTAGGTTCATAATTCAACGGAAGAATATCGGGTTTTTAACCCGTCAATAAGGGTTCGATTCCCTTTGGACCTACCATTTTATGGGGGTATAGCTCATATGGTAGAGCGCTTGGCTTACATCCAAGAAGTGATTGGTTCAATTCCATTTACCCCTACCAAAAACAAGGTAATTTGAATAGATGGGTTCATACAGAGTAAATAAGATTCATATTTAAACAAAGGATAAAAGATGAAATTTAAAAAGTATATCCAAGAGTTAATAAAGTACACAAAAGAACACCCAGAATCTATGAAAATGGATGTGATATTTGGTGGTGATGATGAGGGTAATAGTTTTCATTTTGTTAATTATACACCTTCAATGGGTGAATATACAGAAGATGGTATTTTTTTAACAGCAAATATCGAATATGTAGAAGAAATAGAAGTTAATGCTGTTTGTATTAATTAAGATAATGCTGGTGTAGTTCAGTAGGTAGAACACCTATTTCATAAGTAGTGAGGTCGGTGGTTCAAGTCCACCCATCAGCACATTTTTTTATCGAACTATTATAAATAGTTGTATGAAGAAACATATAATATATAAAACAACAAACTTAGTAAATGGTAAGATTTATATTGGATGTCATAAAACAGATAATCTTGAAGATGATTATATGGGATCTGGTAAAATTTTGAAAAGAGCTATCAAGAAGTATGG